AAAAGAAATAGATATGATTATTGATCATACAATTATGAGAAATCGTCATAGAATTAAATTTAATTAAAATTAGTGGTTCTACAGAAGAACGAATAACTCAAATCATAAATAGTATCAATTCTTAACATATTTATAATAAAACATATATTATAATGAAACGTTCAGATTTATCTTCTCAAATTAAAGAAATGATTGTAGATGTACTTTCAGAAGTATCTCAAGATGATTTAGACACAGCTAAAGAATATAATGCTGAGTTAGAAAAAACTAAGGAACTAACATCAGATCTAGGTATAACTGAAGATGATGAGGAACCATCAGCTAAAGATCTTAAAAAAAGTGATTCAATTTCTACTATTTCTCGTAAACTACAGGATACAACTAAAGAAATGAAAACTACAGTTAATAAATGGAAGAAGGCTGAAGGAGAAGATAAAAAAAGATTATTAGCTCGTTTAAAAGAACTAACTAAAATCAAGAATGAACTTGAAGGGCTTATTTAAAAATATACAGACTTTACTAATTGTAGTACTAGCAGTTTTATTGTTTTTTTCAAGAAGCTGCTCTTCTACACCTCCGGTAGACTCTGAAATTATTACAGAAATAGTTACCCAATGGGATACTGTAAAAGTTACTGAAAAAGAATATATACCTAAATATATTCGTAAAACAGTAGTAAACATTGATACATTCCAGACGCCAATTGATACTATTTCTATTTTAAAAGATTATTATGCAAAGTATTTTTATACAGATACTATTAAAATTGATACTCTTGGTACTATAGTAATAAATGATACAGTTACTCGTAATTTAATATCAATAAGAGATGTTCAATCCAATATATTCATCCCAACAACTACAATTACTAATACTATTTACCTCAACAAACGTGAGTTTTATGGGGGTATTTCGATAGGTGGAATGATTAACCCTGTTCAAGATGAATCTCCAATTAATCATGTTAGTGGAGAATTATTATATAAAAATAAAAAAAGACAAATATACGGTTTTGGTTTAGGAATAGATAAAGATTTCTATCCTATTATTTCAGGCCGTATGTACTGGAAAATAGGTAAATGAGTCAAGATTTAAGAAAAATAATTCAATCTGAATACGTTAAGTGTGCTGCTGACCCAATACACTTTATGAAAAAGTACTGTTTTATTCAACACCCACAACGTGGGCGTATTCCTTTTCATTTATATCCGTTCCAAGAAAAAGTATTAACTTTATTCCAAGAAAATCCTTATTCAATAATACTTAAATCTAGACAGTTAGGTATTTCTACTTTAGGTGCTGGTTATTCTTTATGGTTAATGTTATTCCATAAAGATAAAAATATACTTTGTATTGCAACAAAGCAGGATACAGCTAAAAACATGGTTACGAAGGTTAAATTCATGTATGAAAATTTACCTTCATGGCTTAAAATAGATGCACCCGAAAATAATAAATTAACATTACGATTAAGTAATGGATCACAAATCAAAGCAACCTCAGCATCAAGTGATGCAGGTAGATCAGAAGCCGTTTCTTTACTACTAATTGATGAAGCAGCTTTTATTGATAATATAGGTGAAATATGGGCTTCAGCTCAACAAACACTTGCTACTGGTGGTGGGTGTATAGCATTATCTACCCCTTATGGTACAGGTAACTGGTTCCATCAAACATGGGTTAGAGCAGAAAATGCTGAAAATGATTTTTTACCCATTAAACTCCCTTGGTACGTTCACCCTGAACGTGATCAAACATGGAGAGATAGACAAGATGAACTTTTAGGTGATCCTAGAATGGCAGCACAGGAATGTGATTGTGATTTCAGCACCTCAGGTGATACTGTGTTTTATGCTGAATACTTAGAATTTTATGAACAAACATATATTAAGGATCCACTTGAAAAACGAGGTGCTGACCAAAATCTATGGATTTGGGAACCTGCCGATTACTCAAGATCCTACCTTGTTGTTGCTGACGTGGCTCGTGGTGATGGTAAAGACTACTCTGCGTTTCATGTTATTGACATTGAAACAAACACTCAAGTGGCTGAATATAAAGGCCAACTTAGTACTAAAGAATATGGTCATTTATTAGTTGGTATAGCTACTGAGTATAATGAAGCATTACTTGTAATTGAAAATGCTTCGATTGGTTGGGCAACTATCCAAACAGTAATAGAAAGAGGATATAATAATCTATTTTATTCAAATAAGAGTGATTCCTCAATGAGTGATTCGTATTTTGACAAATATATGGATACATCTAAAATGGTAGCTGGTTTTACAACAACATCTAGAAATAGACCTATGATAGTAGGTAAATTTCAAGAATATGTTAATGGTAAAGATGTTACTATTCAATCAAAACGTTTACTTGAAGAGATGAAAGTGTTCATGTGGAAAAATGGACGACCAGAAGCTCAACAAGGTTATAATGATGATCTTGTTATGGCCTTTGGTATTGCTATGTTTATGAGAGACACTTCATTTAAATTTAAAACACAACATTTAGAGAAATCTAAAGCTGTTATGAATAGCATATCAAGAAACACAACACCATTTGCAGGGGGATATGGTAACAGTAATAATGTTCAAAATCCTTATGAAATAGAAAATCCATATGGTGGAAAAGAAGATATTAGTTGGCTTCTATAAATTAGATAATATTTATAATAATAATACAAACCCATGGCTGATACTAGCTTATTTAAAAGATTACAAAGATTATTTGCTTCTGACGTAGTAATACGAAATGTAGGAGGTAATCAATTAAAAGTAGTCGATACAGACCACATCCAAACTTCTGGAGAATTTGAAACTAATGCTTTAATGGATCGATTCTCAGGAATCTACCAAAACCCAGCTTCAACTTCTCTTTATGGGGCCCAGTTCAATATGAACTATCAATATCTGAGAACATTTATTTACTCAGATTATGATTTAATGGATACAGATGCTATTATAGCTTCTGCTCTTGATATTGTAGCTGACGAATGTACTCTTAAAAATGATATGGGGGAAATCCTTCAAATTAAATCATCTGATGAAGATATTCAGAAAATTTTATATAACTTATTTTATGATGTATTAAACGTTGAGTTTAATCTTTGGGCTTGGACTCGTCAAATGTGTAAATACGGTGATTTTTTCTTAAAACTAGAAATTTCAGAAGAATTTGGTGTATTTAATGTAATCCCCTATTCAGCATATCATATCGAAAGACAAGAAAATTTTGATCCTGAAGCTCCATCAAAAATACAATTTAATTACAACCCAGAAGGAATTTATGGTGGTTCTTCTTCTGGTTATTATGCAGGACCTAATAATTCACAAGGAAATGCTAGTACTATAACATTTGATAATTATGAAATTGCTCACTTTAGATTATTATCAGATGTAAATTATCTTCCATATGGTCGTTCATATATTGAACCCGCTCGTAAATTGTATAAGCAATACGCATTAATGGAAGATGCAATGTTAATTCACAGGATTGTTCGTGCACCTGAGAAACGTATTTTTTATATTAATGTAGGTGCAATCCCACCTAATGAAGTAGAGAATTTCATGCAGAAAACAATTTCTACAATGAAACGTACTCCATTAATGGATCAGAAAACAGGTGAATACAACCTAAAGTATAACATGCAAAATGTAATGGAGGATTTTTATATCCCTATTAGAGGTAATGATCAAGCAACAAAAATTGATACTACTAAAGGTTTAGAGTATGCTGCAATTGAAGATGTTGAATACTTAAGAGAAAAATTATTTGCTGCTCTTAAAGTACCTAAAGCATTTATGGGGTATGATGAAAACCTATCAGGTAAAGCTACATTAGCAGCTGAAGATATTCGTTTTGGTCGTACAATTGATAGATTACAACGTATTTTATTATCTGAATTATACAAAATCGCATTAGTTCACCTGTATGCCCAAGGATATAGAGATGAACAGATGACTAATTTCACATTAGATTTAACTACTCCTTCTATTATCTACGATCAAGAAAAGATTGCGTTAATGAAAGAAAAGGTTGATTTAGCTTCCCAAATGATGGAAAATAAATTAGTCCCAACAGATTGGATCTATGAACATATCTTCCATTTCAGTGAAGACCAGTATGAAGAATATAGAGATTTAATTGCTCAGGATCAAAAACGTCAATTCCGTATGAATCAAATTGAAACTGAAGGTAATGATCCACTTACAACAGGTCGTTCATATGGTACACCACATGATTTAGCTTCATTATATGGTACAGGTAGAATGGATAGTGATCCTGCTAATGTACCTGATGGTTATTATCCTAATGATAAAGAAACATTAGGTCGACCAAAAGAAAAAGCATCTAATATTAATACTCAAGATAATGCTTTTGGAAAAGATAGATTAGGCCGTCAACAAAATAAAGTAGATGATCAACCTGGTTTTAATGAATCTGCTAGTAAAAATTATGCTAAGAATCGTTCATTACTTGAAGATATGAGTAAAGAATTAGTTTTTACATCAGATAAAAAGAAAGAATCATTATTAGATGAATCAAATATTAAAGAGTAATATCTCCTTATATATTTATAATAAATCCTATTAGGAATGAATATTAAACATTCAAAATACAAAAATACTGGTATTTTATTTGAACTATTGGTTCGTCGAGTAACGGCAGATACCCTTAATGGTGAAGACTCAGAGTCTTTAAAACTTATTCAAAATTACTTTATTAAAAGTGAACTTGGAAAAGAATATAAATTGTACGAAACTTTAACTAAAAACACCTCTTTAACAGAATCAAAAGCTAATGTAATGATACAAACATTACTTGAAGCTTCTAAGAAGTTAAATCGTAGTGCGCTTAAAAGAGAAAAATACAATCTCATTAATGAAATTAAAAAGCATTATAATATAGAAGAATTTTTTAAGACAAAACTTTCACACTATAAAACACATGCTGCTTTTTATATGTTAAATGAAATTCAAAATACTGATGCTTTAGTTGATACAGATATTATTATTAATAATAAAATGACTCTACTAGAGCACCTTTCAACATCAGAAATTAATACTGAAAAAGTTGAAGCTGAAATATTACAAGAATTCCAGGCATATGATAAAGATACTCGTATGCTTACCTATAGAATCCTAATGGAGAAATTTAATGGTAAGTATAATGGTCTATATGATAGTCAAAAAGAAGTATTAAGACAATATGTTAATTCAGTAGATTCGACCCCAATATTAAAGGAATTCTATAATAACGAGGT